TTCTTTTTTTTCAGGTGATTTTGATTTTGCTTTATCCTGTGATTTTGCTTTATCCTTTGTAGAACCTCTACGTTTAGGTGCTTCACCATGTTTATCTATATAATCATCTTTCTCTTCATCACTTAAATCTTCCCACCAATATTCATTTAAGGATTCTTTAACTACCTTAAAACCTGTAGAGTTAGTAGCTACTTCTTTTTCTTTCTTTTTATCCTTTTTACGTTTACCACTAAAGGCAAATGGTGTTTTAGGAGGACCTTCACCACCATCTATATTAGTAGTTGCAGATGCCTCTTCTAAATCTCGTTTAATTAACTCTCTAATAATTTCACGAAGTTTACCTATTGTAAAGGATTCTTTACTTAACGACATTTTTTAGCTCCTTAACCAATTCATAATATCTCATAAGACCTACTATCTGTTTATCCTTAACAATCTTACCAACTTTTAATTTTTTTATTTGATTCATAGCTTCTGTTAATTTAATCTTAGTAACTTTATCATCAATTTTTGGTAAATATGTTTTTAACACCTTAGTAACCTTTGATACTTCTAAATCCACATATTCTCTCAAAGAATTAGTATTAGATACGTTATTAATATACTCTTTTAACAATTTTCTTTGTGCAGAATTTAAGAAACTATATTTTTGATTGAATTTATCAACAAGAATTTGATAAGATAACAACCTCAGATCATCATCTTGACCTTTAAATTCTTCTGAAAAAACTTCTTTCTCTTTTGATGTAATTTTTCTCTGAGTTATATGTTCTATAACTGTATATCTACTATCAGTTTCAACATCTGGACTTAAACTTTTATTCTCTGTAGAAAATAATTTATATATTGATGCAAAAACTCTATAATTTGAAATTCTAGAATTAAAAAAATCAGTTAAATTATAATTTTCTTTAATTTCTTTAATCAAATTATACTTTTCACGTCTTAGTTGTGAAAAATTAATTTTTTTTCTAGATTTAACTACCGCATCTACAAGGTATGAAGCTCTTGTTTCAGATTTAAAATTCTTATTAACTAAAATATTATATAACTGAATTTCTTTACCCAACTCTGTACTTTCTTTAAAATAAGTTTTAATTAATTTTATTGCTGCAGATTTTCCACTGTTTAGAATATCTGCAGTTATTTGCCTCGTTAATAGCTCAAATAAAATACCAGTATTCTTAATTTTTGAATGCTTAACTCGTCGATCCATAAAAAATACTCCAAAAAAGTTTTAATATACTTTTACTTATTTATAAATATAAAGAAACACAATAATTCTTCACTTTAAGAATCACTTAAAGAAGAAGATACCTCTGTTTCATATTCATCTTTTAATTCCTGCGCTTCGTTTATCAACTCTCTATCTTTATTTCCAAAAGAACTCTTTAATTTATCCAAGTGAGCCAACGCTAATGTACTACCATACTTAGGTGAATACGAACCACCCTTCTTTTTATCATGCGCACCCAAAGGATCCCTTCCTCTCGCGCTACCATCTTTACTATACTTAGGACCTTCCTTTGGTCTACCAGCACCGTTCCAACCTCCTGGAGGTGATCCACCTTCATCTTCTAATTCGTGACCAGTTCTACCCATCGCCATATCTGAGGGTGTTCCTTTTGCTTCACCACTCTCTGCTGGATCATTTCCTTCATTTTCAATCTGACCTCTTCTAAATTTTTCTTGATAGTCCTTAACAATCTGTTCCTTCTGATCTTTTATTTGATCATCAGTAAATCCATATATATTTTTATAAGCCCATTCACTAGACAATAATCCTTCACCTATTACATCTCTTGCCAATGTTGATTTACTAGACCACAACTCAATCTTTTCTGCTTCATAAATCGTAGATGGGTTTGTCAATTCTAATTCAAAGTTCACCAATTCTTGATCCCTAAATCCTTGAGCATATAGATGGACAATTGCAATCTTTGTTAATTCACTAACAAGAATTCTCTGAATTCTTTCAATACTTCTCGCAAACCTAACATCCTCAGCTGCTAACGTAGCTTTACTACCAACTGCTTCTTCATATCCAAGAAATGCTTTCGGAACACGAAGTGCTGCTAACAATTTATTTTTCAAGTATTCAATATCATCTGTAGCTGTATACTCTAATCCTCCAATATTATCTATTGAAGTTCCACTATCTCCACCACGAACTGGCATAAAGAAATCTTCAGTTAAATTCTGAATATTGTACTTCAAATTATATTGACCAGTACCTTCATCTATAACTGGAGCTTTCTTCATTTTATTAATAATCTTTTGCATAAAGTTATCAACTTCTGCAGGTGGAATATTACCAATATCAATTTTAAATACTCTCTTCTCAGGTGCTCTCATGATTCTATGAATCAACATAGCATCTTCCATTAAAGATAACTGTTTCCAAATCTTACGACCACCTTCTAACATTGAACGACCATAAGGTAGAAAATTAGAATCTGATAACAATCTAAAGTGTGCTAATTCATAACTTTCAAATTCTAACTTAGAAGCTCCTGCGGCTGTATGTCTTTGATCTCCACTTTCTAACATATACTTCACGTAATAAGGATTTTCAGGATCTTCACCTTCAAGTCTAGTAACATCATAAGTTGATAATGGTTCTACATTTGTAATTCCAAACTTTTCACTTATATCAAGATATAAAAAGAAATCACCATATTTAACCAAATTACGTGTCCACGGATATAAATTAAATTCTATATTCAATATATCATAAAAAAGATTATGAAGAATATCATGTATATTATCATTATCTGTACTTACCTTAATTACCTTTCCATACTCTCCCTTTAAAGTTGACTCATCAGCATAAATATCCAATGCTGAAGAAACAATAGGATCGGTATCCATAGCTTCATAGTCCTGAAACAATCCTAACCTCATTGTTTTCTGATATAAAGCCTGATTATACCCACTCATTCCACTCATATTATTATATAATCTATTATATCTATCAACTAGATGCCTTCTCGCTACAGATTGCACCTTTTCCGTATCAGCAATCTTTAATTTGCGACCACCTATATTTCTAACAATTACATTCGTAGAAAATAATCGTTTTAATCTGCTAAAGAAATCTCTTTCTGCCATTTTTTACCTCTTTATTTTATTAACCAAGTTAAATCTTCTTTTTTATCCTTACCAATATCCCAATCCCAAGAATCATTTTCAACTGGAGTTGGCATATAAACACCTTGATTAGAAGTTATACCACTTACTGCTTTTTTCTGAAGTTCTATACCCTCTATTCTTAATCTGAGCGCTGTATCTCTTACCCACAACCCTATAGCAAAACTTAACACCAAGTCATCATTATAACCTAACATAGCCTCTGCTCTCTGACCATTATAAATAAAAACAAATAATTCATCAATTAATCTCTGTGAATTAACAATTACTGATTTTTCTCTAAAATACTCTTCTAACTTAGCTACCACCAAGGGTCTTGTTTTCATTGACATTGTAAATCCAGGTACCATATTTTTTTCTACAGTTCTATATTTATTCGTAATTTGGTGTTGGGTATCTACATATTTTAAATCTTTTGATGTATAAAATAAATTATCATATTCTCTATCTATACATTGTTGTATAGCTGCCCAACCAATATTATTATTTTCAACTACAAGTAAAGCATTATTGTATTCTATTGATATATTTACCAACATATTACCAAAATCTCTTGTAGACACCTTGCCCTTATACTCTGCCACTTGCTCCATACTTTCAACTTCCATTATATGAAATGCAGAATAATCCGTTCCGTCTCCTCTACTTACATCAGCACACACTATATAATCTTTTGTATAATTAGCAGGTTCCCATATCCAAATATTTGAATCTATACCTCTTCTTTCGATAGGATCTCTAACATGAGTATTCTTATACTCCTCTAAAATTAAACCGTCAACTACTGTTCTTCCAGAAGTTATAAAATCACAATCGCATTCTTGAGCGGCTATCGAGGGACCTAATAACAAATCTTGCTTCTTTCTCCACTCTTCATCTCTATCTGGATGTAATGACCAATGAAGTCGTGTAAAATTAAATTGATTCAATCCATCTTCCGCATCCATCCAAGTTCTGTGAAACCAATTACCAACACCATTTGGTGTAGATAATACCAAACATCTACCCCCCGTTGCTAAAGTTTGCTGTGCAGATGCCCATATCCCATCTATCTTATCAATAAATGCTGCTTCATCAAGTATCAATAAAGATAATGCTTCTGAACGACCGGCTTCTTCTTTACTTGATATAGCTTTTACTTGTGAACCATTTGCATACCTCAGAGATAGTTTATTATCTTCTACACACATTTGCTTTAACCACTTAGGAAGATTAGCATGCATCACACGAACTTTAGTTACTAAATTTTTTGCCGTATCTTGTTTTGTGGCGATAACTAATATATTCTTATCACTCTGAAATGTCATCATCCATAAAGAGTATCCTGCAGTTAAAGTAGAAATTCCTAATTGGCGTGCTTTTAAAATAATATTATAATCATTGATAATTAAATCTAATAAAGTTTTTTCTTGAAAATCGTATAAACTAAACGGTATTTTTCCTTCAATTGGATGTTGGATCATAGCGTACTTTTTCAAAAAATACACAGGATCTTTTGCACATTTAGTATACTCTTTTTTTATTGCTTCTTTTAATTTATTGTCTTCCATTATTTTATATTTCCTACAATATAAGAACTCAAACTTACAGTTGCAAATCCATAAGCGTACCATAAATATTTACTCTCATACCATTTTGGTTTAACCAAACTAACCTGCTTTTCATACATTTTTTCTCTTTCTTTCAAGATATCAATTTGCTTTTTCTGAAAATCTATTAACATAGAATCTACATGTGATTGATTATCATACTTAACAACTAATTCTTTAAATGTTTCTATCTGTTCTGCTTGGGAGCTATTTGTACTTTCAAGCTCCGTCATCTTATTAGCAAGTTTTATAATTTGTTCTTGTGTATAAGTTTTAGTACCACTTTCTTCCTGGGCAAAAATGAGTCCAGTCATCACAAGAATCAATAACAAATATCTCATTATTATTTATAAAGTAGTATTACTTGGCCACTTCCACTTACTCTAGACAACCCAATCTCATGTGTTTCACTAGAACCAGTTAAAGTAGAAGCGAGTATAATTCCGCCTTCTACACCTGATAGTGTAAGATTCCCAGCACTAACAATAGTAAATGCGCTAGCGCCCATTGCTGATCCTGTTGCCCAATAATCAATTCCAGATGTACCATCAACATCTTTAATTTTATTCCATTTTGCTGCAGGAAATCCTCCCGTTCCTTGTATTTTTGAAGTCCTACCAACAAAACCAAAATTTATTTTAGCTACAGATCCAGATGCGTCTGCGGATTGATTTATTTCTGCCATTTAATTTCTCCTATTAAGTTAATCCATGAACTTTTTTAAATATTCTGCTGCTTTATCAGCATCATTTTCACCAAAAGCTTTTTCCATACCTTTGGTATTTTTCTGACTAATTGTGAGCTTTCTTTTTAAGTTTGATATTTCTTTTTTATTTTTCTTCTTAT